TTTTTACTTGAATTTATTTCATGTAATTTTAATTCTATATCTGACTCTGTTTCGGATTCTTGTAAAAACGATCTATATGACTCTATTAATAGTCCTAGAATTGTCTATTCTGCAGGTTTTGATACTTGCACATCTCATTTAAAAGAATATTTTAAAGATAATACTACAGAAAAATTTATTTCTCGTGACTATATTATTAAAATTATTTCTTATTCTAATTTTAAATGGTTTGTGGCTCCTAAGTGTTCATTTGAACGCGGTATTGAGATCTTCGACTATATTAGAATTAATCCAAAATCGTATCCTGGTCATTATAGTGAAAAGATTTTTGGTCGTACTAAAGATCTTGGTGACTCTCTTTCACGAAATGTAGCATATAAGTTATGGCAGAAAATATGTAAAAAACCCCTTAAAAATTTATACCTTTGGAAAATCTTAGGTAGAGAAAAGGATATTAAGATTGACAGCTCCAGTGATGATATTAAGGAAGTAGGTACACGTGTTGTTATGACATGTGAATCTCCAATTACATATCTTCTAATGTGGATATCACAAAAATTTAATTATATTCTTGGATATGCAAATTGGGATAAAACCTTTAATTTGTGTGGTGAGTTTAATGCTAAAAAAGCTACTAAGCTTACTCAGCGCTCACTTGATTATGATTTTATTTTGGAAGCTGATTGGTCTTTTTATGATTCAAATATTGATACTCACTTTCTTGAATTAGGTGCTGCTTTACTTTGTAACGCAGTTCCTAATTCGAAATTGAATAATAATATGGTAACTACTTTTATTATGTCAGTTGTTACAAAATATGTTATTGTACCTCCTGGTATTGTAATCGAACTAAATAGAAGTCAACCATCAGGTCATCCTGCTGGTTCATTAATAAATTGTTATGTTAATTTAATTTATTGGTGTGTTATTGGTTATAAAATCTATGGTGACAATTACGCTGACAATATGCATATTGAAGTTTACGGTGATGATACTCGTGCATTCTTTAAGGATCATAAGAATCTAGTAAATATTGATAAGTATATTAAAGAATGTGG